TTAATTGAAATTAATGATATCGGAGAGCAGGTAGGTAATATTCTTCATTACGATTTAGAGTATCCTAATATCTTAATGTGTGCAATGCGAGGTAGAGCAGGACAGGTTGTGGGACAGGGGTTTTCTGGCGCTAAATCTCAACTTGGTCTTAAGATGTCTAAAGTCACAAAGAAAGTTGGGTGCTCAAATCTCAAGACATTAATTGAGGATGATAAACTTCTCATAAATGATTATGAAATCATCGCAGAGTTAACTACTTTCATTCAAAAAAATCAATCGTTTGAAGCAGACGAAGGTCACCATGATGATTTGGTAATGTGTCTTGTCTTGTTTGCATGGTTAGCAGTCCAACCATACTTCAGAGAGATGACAGATAATGATGTTAGGAAACGAATCTATGAAGAGCAGTCAAATCAGATTGAGCAAGATATGGCACCTTTTGGTTTTGTGTTGAATGGTGTTGATGATGAAGAGGCAACCTTTGTAGATAAAGATGGGGAGGTATGGCATCTAGATGAATATGGAGATTCTGCAACTGATGTTTCTTACATGCTCGGTTTATAATGGATTTTGATTCTCAGATAAAACTAGAGCATTTACTTTTTAAAGAAAGAAGGTGTAGGTCTTGTGGCGAAAGTAAAGATTTAATTTCCGAATATTATCTGTATAGGAAATCAAAACCACATCTACCATCATCATATTCATATGAATGCAAGGACTGTGCATCAGAAAGAGTAACGGTAACTAGGAAAGAAAAAAACAATATACCAGACATACCTTACAATCCTGTCCCTAGATTTGGACCAGACATTTACCCTGATTGGTAAAGAGTTCATGCGTTGTTCCTGCAAAAAATGACCATCTGAAATACTCATTTGCCTAAATATTTGTAGATTAAAAATGCTTCTACACGGAGATAAACATGGCGGGTCAAGTATCACCTGGAATTGTATTAAGAGAGCGTGATTTAACCAATGCCGTTGCAGTGCCTTCTCAGGCAAACTCTGCAGCGTTCGTAGCGTCCTTTGAAAAGGGACCAGTTGGTGTAATCACTACAATTTCATCCGAATCTGAATTAGTTGCGACATTCGGAAAACCAAATAATAGTAACTACGAAGATTGGTATGTAGGTGCAACCTTCTTATCATATGGCGGCACTCTACAGGTTGTAAGAGTAGAATCGTCAAATTTAGCAAACGCAGACGACGCAGGTGCTGGTATTCTTCTAAGGTCAGATGATGACCAGGCAGCACAGGCAGGCACAACCACCTATCACTTCGCTGCTCGCACTGCAGGCACCCTAGGTAACTCCCTCAAGGTTTCTACCGTTGACGGCACAACTGCTTCTTATGCTACTGCTACCTATCACGGCACTGCACTCTGGTCTGCACTAGCACCAGCACCTGCATCCGCTGACATCACTCACGTTGCAGTTATCGATGAAGATGGCGCAGTCAGTGGTGTTGCTGGCACACTTCTAGAGACATTCCTATATGTTTCTAGAGACACTGCAGCATTAGATGGAGAAGGTGCTTCTGCATACCTCCCAACTGTTGTCAACAGAAAGTCTAGATACGTTTATGCTGATGACCTCCCTGCTGCTGCTGGTGAGTCACTTTCACTATCTGGTGGTGTTGATGATTATTCAGTTGGCATTTCTGGCGTCCAGACTGCTTTAAATCTATTCTTAGATATCGAAAATATCACTGTTGATTTCGTACTCTCTGGTGGCAGCATCACTGGTGGTGCTCAACCTGGTGCAGATACTGCTACCAAGCAACTTGCAGCAATCGCGATTGCAGATACTAGAAAAGATTGTATTGCTTTCTGCTCTCCATATAGAGATTTCGTTTCTCTAACTAGTGCAACTGCACAAAAAGATGCAATCCTCGCACACTACTCTTCTTTCCCAAGCAGCTCCTATTCTGTCCTAGATAGCGGTTATAAGTATATCTACGACCGTTTCAACGATGTTTATCGTTACATCCCATGCAACGGAGACATTGCTGGTCTATGTGTCCAGACTTCGCTAACATCTGAAGATTGGTTTTCACCTGCTGGACTCCAGAGAGGAAACTTGAGAAATGCAATTAAACTTGCATACACTCCAACCAAAGCACACCGTGATGAGTTGTATCTCCAAAGAATCAACCCAATCACTTCATTCCCTGGACAAGGTATTGTCCTCTTCGGTGACAAGACTGCACAGTCTACTCCTAGTTCTTTCGACAGAATTAACGTCCGTCGTCTATTCCTCAACATCGAAAGAAGAGTCCAGGCAGCTGCTCGCGGCGTCCTATTTGAATTAAATGACACTACTACTAGAGGGTCATTCTTCTCCACTGTAAATGCTTACATGGAAGAAGTAAAGGCAAAGAGAGGTGTAACTGACTTCTTGGTTGTTTGTGACGAAAGCAATAATACTGCTGACGTTATTGACAGAAATGAGTTTGTTGCTGACATCTACTTGAAGCCATCAAGGTCGATTAACTACATCACCCTAAGTTTCATCGCAACTAAGACAGGTGTTTCCTTCCAGGAAGTCACAGGTCAAGTTTGATTTACAATTCACCAATTAATTACCGTAAGAGGATAAACTAAAATGGCAATTACATCTAATGTAAGCAACTTCTTAAATAATATCAAGCAGGGTGTAAAGAGTAATCTCTTCCTGGTTGAGTTTCAGTGGCCAAGCGTTGTTAGCGATGGTCCTGATAATGACTTAGCAAACATGCTTTGCAAGTCTGCTGCTCTTCCAGCATCAAACTTAGGTGTTATCGAAGTACCTTTCCGTGGTCGCACAGTAAAAATTGCTGGTGACCGCACCTTCGACACATGGACAGTTACTATCATCAATGATAGAAACTTCACCATCCGTCATGGTTTCGAGAGATGGATGGAAGCAATGAATACCCATGTGGGTAACACTGCTGATGCATTCATTCCTGACCAAGGTGGCACTGGTTTCCTTAAGGACTTGACCGTCAAACAACTTGAGAGAGACTCGACCGATGAAGGTTCTGTGCTAAGAGAATACAAACTCTGGGGTTGTTTCCCAACTAACGTTTCTCAAATCGACGTTGCTTATGATAGCAATGACCAGATTGAGGACTTTACTGTTGAATTCCAGTTACAATACTGGCATGCAGTACAGGGTCAAGCAGCCAGTGGCGGCGGAAGTATCGCAAAATAATCTCTGATAAATAAGAGTATATTAAGTGATATTCTAAAAAATGAGTCAACTTTTCGGATTCTCAATCAATGGGGCCGTCTCTAAACCCAAGGGACAGTCCCCGATTCCTCCGCAACAGGACGATGGAGTAGCTACCGTAGCAGGTGGCTACTTCGGTCATTATGTGGATATCGAAGGAACGGCGCGTAATGAGTTTGACCTCATTAGGCGCTATCGTGATATGGCGCTACATCCAGAAGTTGATACCGCAATTGACGAAATTGTAAACGAAGCAATCGTTAGTAATGAAGACCAATCTGCTGTGCAGATTGAATTATCAAACCTTGAAATTGGCGAACCTATCAAGAAGAAGATTCGCAATGAATTTAATTATATCAAAAAACTTTTAAACTTTGATAAAAAAGCACACGAGATTTTCCGCAATTGGTATATTGATGGACGTGTATATTATCACAAAGTTATCGACTTATCAAATCCTGGCAAGGGTATCGTAGAAGTAAGATATATCGACCCACTAAAGGTTAAAAAAGTTAAGCAAAGAATTCAAGACAGAGAAAAAAAAGCAGCGCAACAACTGCTAGACAGAAACGCAAATCCCCAGTCTGCAACTGCATATGACTATGGTGAGTTTATAGAATACTACATGTATAATCCAAAAGGATTTATTTCTTTTGCTGGTGGTCCAGACCCAATGCAAGGTGGATTGAAATTTGCTGCCGATGCTGTCACATTCGCACCTTGTGGGTTGATGGATTTAAATAAGAAACTGAATCTTAGTTATCTTCATAAGTCTATCAAGTCTCTCAATCAACTTCGTATGATTGAAGATTCTTTGGTAATCTACAGAATGTCAAGAGCACCAGAACGTCGTATCTTTTACATTGATGTAGGCAACTTACCTAAGGTAAAAGCAGAACAATATCTCCGTGACGTTATGCAGAGATATCGTAACAAGCTTGTATATGATGCAAACACTGGTGAAATTCGTGATGATAAAAAGCATATGTCTATGCTTGAAGATTTCTGGTTACCTCGCCGCGAAGGTGGTAGAGGCACAGAAATTACCACACTTCCTGGTGGACAAAACTTAGGTGAATTGAAGGACGTTGAGTATTTCAAAAAGAAACTTTATAACTCACTCAACTTACCACCTTCACGTCTTACCGATGATAATAAAGGATTTAATCTTGGTAAAACTACAGAAGTATTACGAGACGAATTAAAATTCAACAAATTTGTTGGAAGACTACGCAAGAAGTTTGCATATGTTTTCCACGATATGCTCAAGACTCAACTAGTCCTCAAGGGTGTTCTCACCCCAGAAGACTGGGAAGAGATGGAAGAAAATATTCAATATGACTTCCTATTTGACAATCATTTTTCTGAGTTACGCGATGCAGAGATTCTAAATACTCGCCTCGATATTCTAATGAAGTTAGACCCATTTGTTGGCAAATATTATTCTACAGAATATATAAGGAAAGAAGTCCTCAAGCAATCTGATGTTGTCTATGAGGAAATGGATGTGCAGATGGCGGCAGATATTCAAAAAGGTATTGTCCCAGATCCTGTCCACACCAATGAAATGAATGCAAAGGTATTGGAAATGTCTGCTCAACCACCTGAGGTACCAGCAGCACCTGAAGCAAAACAAGCACCTAGAAATAAAGATTCCGATAAATAATTATCACACACGTTTAAATTAAATGGATACTATTGACATTATTAATGCACTTGCTGCTGGAAATAAAATCGATGCGATGGACAAAATTAATGACCATCTATATGCAAAAGCAGCAGATTCAATGAAAGGATATAAAGAGGTCCTAGCACAATCTTATTTCGCAACTGCGGAAGAAGAGACTACTGTAGAAACACCCGAGGTTACAGAAGAATGAAATTAATCACCGAGAGTATTGAGGACGTTGAAGTCCTAGTAGAAGAATCTAACGGAAGTAAGAATCTCTACATTGAAGGTGTATTCCTTCAGGGAAATATTAAAAATCGTAACGGCAGAGTATATCCATATTCCGTACTGGAAAAGGAAGTTGGTCGTTACAATGAGAGCTATGTAGCTACTGGTCGTGCTCTCGGTGAGTTAGGTCATCCCGATGGTCCTACTGTAAACCTTGATAGAGTTTCTCATAAAATTGTTTCTCTTACATCTGAGGGCAGCAACTTTAGAGGTAAAGCTCAAATCTTATCAACACCTATGGGTAATATTGCTAGAAACCTTTTAGAGTCTGGCGTTAAACTTGGTGTTTCTTCTAGAGGCATGGGGTCCATTGATGAAAGAAATGGAGCAAGTTATGTCCGCGAAGATTTTATGCTAGCAACTGCTGCTGATATTGTTGCCGACCCATCCGCACCTGATGCCTTTGTAAATGGAATCATGGAAGGTAAAGAGTGGGTCTGGGATAATGGTATCTTAAAAGAATCAAAAGTTGATAAATACAAAAGGTATATTTCCGAAGCAACGCGGAAAAATATTGAAGAGAGGTCCCTCAAAGTCTTTGAGGACTTCATGCTTAATTTATAATTTTAATAAATAACTGTAGAATAAATGTTATAACTGTACAGGGAAAACCAAAATGTCAGATATGTTAAACGAAAAATTTGAGGAATTTATTGCAGAGTCAGGTCAAGACCCTATGCCTGGTGTTGGTGCTAGTGTAGTACCTGGTAACGCAATGGCTAGTGGTTTTATGCAACCATCGAGCACCCAGACAAGCACTGCAGTAAACGCTAAGGCTGCTGGCAGAGATCCTATGCCAACGGTTTCACCTTCTGTAGTCCCTGGTCAGTCTGTAGAAGATAACGGTGGGTCCACCTATGAGAAACCTCAGGGTGAAGACGATCCTGGAGCAAAAGCTGCAAAGCACAATAAGAAAGTAGATGACGGTCACGTCACTCGTGACAAGCACCAAGATCCTGCGCCATCAGTTAAATCTTCGGGTTACCAAATTCCTGGTGGTCCTAACGATACCAAAGTATTTGGTATGGAAGAAATCGAGTATTCCTCTGAAGAGGATATCGAAGCTCTAGTAGAAGGAGAAGTAATCTCAGAGACATTCAAAGATAAAGCAAAAACAATCTTTGAAGCTGCTGTAAAAGCAAAAATCAATGAGCAAGTATCTTCTATTCAAGAGCAGTATACTACTAAACTTTCGGAAGAATTAGAAGCAATTAAAGTTTCTCTTTCCGAGAAAGTAGACGAGACACTCAACTATGCCATTCAAAATTGGTTAGAAGAAAATGTAGTTGCCATCGATTCAGGTCTTAAACTTGAAATCGCTGAAAACTTCATGTCTGGTCTCAAAACAGTCTTTGAAGAAAACTATCTTGATATCCCTGCCGACAAAGTTGATGTTGTCGAAGGTATTAATCAAGAGCTTTGTGAGATGGAACAGCGCCTTAACGAACAGGTTGAGCGCAACATTGAATTAAATAATCGCCTTTCTGGACACTCCAAGACAATCATCA